TCAGAATCATCCCCGTCACTTAAAAAGAAGACTCGAAACCCACATTGTCACACGAGAATTTCACTCGGAAAATCAATGAAAAGTCAGCATCTGCTGTACACCTAGCTACGAAACAAAGTGGCATATATTGACTCGAATATGGTAGAATCTGCTGAGAACAACCAGCAGGCACCACCAATTTATACGGAATCAACATACCCTTATTCGCAGAATTAGGCGACAACACCGTAACATTATCCATGACAAGAAACTCTTGGATAGTGGTCGGAACATCTTCTTTCCCGCAAAGCGCGAAAGCAATAGTCCCAGCGGCCTTATTACAAAATATGGTAACAGTGAAAGACTCAACCCAAACGCAACCATAACTCTTGAAATCCTCAATCACGGTAGCAATCTCACCTCCAACACTCAAAGTTGTATCATCGGCAACATGATGCCAGTACTTCTTCCCAGGCACATTTGTGTGTGCATAGGACCGAACCGGACCTTGGGGCTGAATAGTATTAATGATAGCAGGCGGAACAACGGCAACGTCAACACCGTCAGAGATCTGAATCTTTTCAGTACTCATGGTTTTTATCGCACCATGGCTGGTTTACAGCTCTTCCTCGAACGCGATCTCACCCTCACCCTTGAAATACTCGAACAACTGCTCGTCATCTGCAACTGCTTCGTGGTGGAATGACCAATCAGCAGTGTACTCATGCTCAACCATCGGATACTTGTCAAACGCAAAATTCGGTTGAACACCAAGCTTCCTCCTCGAATTGAACATCAAGTTTGAAAGCACATTCAGATCTTCAAGCTCTTCCGTAGTGAGGAGGCTTAAAAGTCTGTCTTTTAGTGTGTAAACGCTTAACCAATCAAGTGAGTACCCATGGATAACATCCTGCAGAATGCCAACATTCTCAGCCATCTTCAGCTTCCTGAGTAGCAAACTTGGACTCTTGAAAACATGTCCATCAGCGACTATCAGCGATATGAAATGACCTCTGTCATCGAAAGTTTGAATCTTTTCAATCGCCCTTTCAATCGACTCCCAATTGTTCCACAACACATTTCGGTTTAGAGCTCTAAAGAATAACGAGTCATCACCAGTCCATGTCGAAGGCTCACCAGGCTTCACATCATACTTCAGGCAGATTCTTGCTATGTTACCAAAAGTGTTAACAAACCAAGTGAATGGTTGTCCTGAAAAGGTCATTATACCCAAGATCACACCCATGGCCTTTGTATTGAACGCAAGTTTCTTGTATCTAACCAAGTACTCATCAGGTATCGAATAGAGCTCAAACAATCTTTCGACCAATCGAACGTAAGCACC